AACGGAATACTTTAGCTGAATTAACCTCGGATTCTGCTGCAAGAACTCCCAAGCCTCATCCTCTGTCTCGTAGGCGACCTTTGCCTTCCAAGAGTGCTTCTTCCTCGTCCAGTGCCGAGGATCAGGCTTCAAGGGAGGTATCTTGTTGTGATAGTGTCTGCTCATAATCACAAGCATTTGAACGAGGCACTGTTGATGGTACGGTTGCAGGCAATCTCCCTCTTCTCGCACATATCCCTCAATGTCACAACCAAGTCCTCCTTGACGGCAGACAGGACTGACATTAGGGAAGCGTTGCTTGGGGAGAGGTGCTTCTCCTCGTTTCCATCGACAATCCTCTGAATTATACCTTTAATGTATTCTCTATCCATCATATCCAACATATTGTAGTTTCACCCTTGTAGCCTTTTCTCCATACGAACCAAGCGTAGGAAACAGCAGAGCCACCTCCGTCTCTCATCTTCTGAAACTCTGCGTTCTTTGCGCAAAGAACTCGTTTCGAGAACTGCATGACGCAGAGTGGGGGGTAACGCTGAATATCTCATCGAACCTCTTCTGCCCCTCCAAGAAAGTAGTCTTCAAAAACATGATGCACAAGCCTCCTTCTGGAAGCAATTTCAACGAGTGCTTAATGAACTCCGACGCATACTTGTATGGTGGATTCGTCAGTATGCACTGGCAGTCATCGGGCATCTTTGTCTCACGGAGAAAATCCTTCACCTCGCCATATCCTCTGTCCACGATGTCGGAGGAGATTACGTCATAGCCAAAGTGCTTCAACCGCTCTGACAAACAACCTGTACCACACGCACATTCCCAAATACGATGGAACGGAAGCATTCCCCATGCTGCAATCAACTTATCTATCGCTATCGAATCCGTGGCGTAGAAGTCGTTCGCCTCACGCTCCTTGTCCGTATGGTTTGAAGCACCAAGTGTTACGAACGTGCTCTTTTTATTTCCTATCCAATCTTTCATATCAATCGTCCTCCTTGATGAATGATTCTGGCTCCTTCTCGTCCTCCTCGCCGCCAGGGACGATGCCATCTATCAAGATGTGTTCCCTCAAGTCCGGCTCGGTAACGCCGAAGACCTTGTAAACCTTTCCGGTCGCAGCCCTCTTTCGGTCGAAGCTCATCTTGTCCCACATCGCCCTGCCGAAGTACTGCACGCTCGGAATGTCCTCCTCGGCCACCTCGTTGTCCTTGCAGAACGTGACGAAAGACTCGTAGAGCATGGCGGACGGGAACCAGTTGAATATCTCTCCCTTCGCCTCGGCGTATCGTCTCAGCCCATAGGCACGAACCCAGGCAACGATTGGCTGGCTTGAGAGCAAGGACTTCAACATCTGCCTGCGGCTACCCTCGGCGGCAGGGAAGCGGTACTTCCTCTTCCTCAGCTCCTGCGCGCCTCTCATCACCCAGTTGAACACGCCGCTCAGCTCGTTCCTTATTATCTTGGCAGCAAGCTCTGGGTCCTGCCTGTCCTTTGGTATGGTGACATCGAAGCTCACGTACTGCAAGCGTCTGATGAAACCGAGCGAGGCATCGTCCGACAGGGGGAGGTCGTTGAGGTTGAATATGAGGTAAGGGATGGCGTTGATGTCGAGAACGTTCTCCTGTATGCCCCTGATAGGGACAGGCTCGCCGCTCACCAGCCTCTTGAACATGCCCGTGTTCTTCTTGCCGAACTTCTTCGGGTCGCTGTCGGAAGACCAGTTGAAGATGGCGTTCCTTATTGGATACCTCCCACGCATTCCCTCGTCGCCGTCGGCGGTAAGTTCGGCGTAGTCCATCTTGCTCACCTTCTCCCTCCCGAACAACTCGCAGGCGACATCGAAGACTACGCTCTTTCCATTCGCGCCTGTGCCAATGAGCAACAGGCACAGCTCAATCTTGGAAGATTCCCTTCCCTCGCTGTTGTTGTACGCAGTCCCCCTCTGTATCAACCCGAGGCCCAGGAACATCTGGAGTATCATCCTCGAAGTCCTGTCGGGAAGAACCTCGTGCAGGAAGCTCATCCACCTGTCGCACTTGGCCTTCGGGTTGAAGTCGTATGGATGATAGTAGGTGACGTGGTACTCCGGGGAGAATGGCATCACCACCGGAGTCTTCAATCCCGTGCCAAAGTCAACCACTCCGTTGTTGAACGCCACGATGTCGAACGAAGGTCTCAGCATGTTGTAGCTCTTGATTACATTGATGAAGTTCTCGTTCCGAATAGTGGCGTTGAACGCAACAGGGGCTATATACAAGTCCGAGAGCAACATCTGGTACGCCTGCTCCAGGACTATCCTCTGCACAGGCTCGTAAATCTTTCCGTTGAACATGTAGAACCTACCGTCCCCAGGGAAGTACTTGACGGGAGCGTTCCTCGCAAGAAGCCTTATCGACCTCCCGAAGTCTATCCTCAGGGTGTTGTACTTCTCCGAGTTCGCCCTTCCCCAGTCGCACCTGTACCTGTCGAAGGCATACTGAGAATCCCTCGACAAGACAAGCAACTGGTCGTGCAATGTGTCTATAGCTATGCCATTTTCCATCGTTATGTCTCTTTTATACATTTTTAAAACCAAACCGTGACAGTAAACCCCCGATAAACACTGGGGTTTCTGCTTATTACGCATATCCTTCGGAACCCCCTCTATTAAGACCCCATATCAAGATACACGCAGCAAAGATAAGAAAAATATCCGTATAAATATACATTTATGCAATAGATAACGGTATATTTATACATAATTAACATACTCTAAAGTGTTGCATAGATATACATTGTTAGAAACTAAGCAATAAGGTCTGTAAAAATGATGACATAGACCGTGAAACAATCACCCGAATAATTATGTATATATATTCATTTCGAGTAAAAAGTAAAAAATCTTTATATAAACCAAATAAAAATCGGAAGAAAAAATTTTTAGAAGAGGTTACTATAGCCCCGATTTGGCTCTGCAAAGGGGGTGGTGGGGGTATTGCGAAAAATCCTTACATTTTTTGAAAGTTTACTTATTATAATATTTTGAAATTTGTCAAATTTTTTCTATTTAGAATAATTCTAAATAGATATTTTATAATTTTTTGTAACCCATTGATTTACAGACACTTACAGCCGTATATTAATACAAAACTTTGTATATTTATCCATATTGTGAAACATAGCTTATTTCGTGAAACATCAAAAATCCTTACAAAGGAATTGACTGACTTTTTCTTTACTATATTTATGCGCATATTTATGCAATTTCCAACTGGTCGCTTTTGGTGTAATAGCTATATAGCACACTAATACAAAGGTGTCCTCGATGATATTCTCTGTAACAAGGTATTTACTGTTATCGTGTACCTTATTACGCTACATATCAGATACCCTGTTTTTAGCCGTTTTAAGCGACTTTTTCGATGTCGGATATATAAGTAATAAGGTTATTGTATTAAAGTCCTTAGATACGCTTTAAAACGGCAAAAAGAGTATGTTTTGGCACCAATAAGCGCAAAGATTATAAACCGCCTAAATACTTAACACTCAATTACTTAGAATTAGTATAAATAAGCGTTTTTATCAAAAATAGTTGGCGAAAAGCTTGTGTGTTTCAAATAAAAGCATTATCTTTGCACTGCGGTTTGAGAGATGACCGCACACCACCCCTGGGGTGGTGTATCTTTGATTTATGTACAATACTTTAGAGTTTCGCACTTTTATACAAAAGTGTACAAGATTATGACAAACAAGAATGTAGTAACTATTAAGAGTGCTAACGTGTTGAGTAACGAAATTGTAGGCAAAACGGCTGAGGAACTTATCGAAAGCCTCAAGGCTGACGACAAGACAAGACGTAAGGCGACAGAAGCCAAGGTGAAAGCCCTGACAATTGACGCTCAGGGCGACGGCAAAAGTACTGCCGTTTACCGTGCCTTTGCAGCTATCGAGGCAGCCAAACGAGAGTATAACAAGCGCATAAGCTTTGTTATAAACTCGGCTTTTGGTGCTGATGTTTTGGTAACATCACTTATTACCAAAATAAGCGAGTCGGAAGCTTTCTTCACTCCCGAGTACCTCGATAAGTTAGGTATATATAAGATACCTAACGGACTGATACTTGACACCACTCAAAAATGCGTGTCGTTCGTCTCTTCGCTTTATGCTACGGCTTTAAGCAAGCACAAGGAGGAGAAGAAAGATGGCAAGGGGGTAGAAATAATACTTGCACGTATTAAGGACCGTATTACGTTCAACGATAGCCAATTTATCAATATCAAATTTGATAAAAAGACTATCCTTCGTAAATACGAGTTAGTATATGACCTACTCGCAAGTTGCACCAAGTCGGAGAAGGTTGCAATTTGGGCACGCCTAGGCGTACGCTTTGCAACCGCAAAAAAGGCGGTCCTGGATGTAGGTATTATACCTATCGAGGGCTATATAAAAGACCCTTTGCCCGTTGCCGTTAACTTCTATCACGAGTACGCAGCTGACGCTAAACCTTTGAGTAAGGAGGATACAGCCGCCGTTATGAGTCGTCCGATTACACCGCTTACAAGCGGTGCAAAGAAGACGGCAAAGAAGACCACCAAGTAACTACACACAAACAGATGAGGTAGTAAGCAAGCAAACACTTGCTTACTACCTCATTTTTGCGTACCTACATTTTTTCTCTTCTATATTGTATTGTTCACTTTATTTTCTCAGGTATTTATTTTACCCTATCCTACATTTGCAGCGTTAACGTTTGCGGATAGGTTAAGTAACACGTGCGCGTGATATGGAAAGCGTTTATATCGTACGTGTGAAACCAATAGCAAATATCGAGGAGCGCACACGTACCGTGGTCGGTACGTGTGGCACGAACCACGCACGAAAAGAGAAATATATTTCTCCCTTGAGATATATTTCTCCAGGCACCTGAGCGAGGAGCGAGTAAATCAGCAGATAGAAAGCCTCTTGCGAGGACGGAAGGCAAATCGTGCGGTCGGTAGCGAGCTATGTGTTTTTTTTGTAGCTTGCCGAGACCCGAGGGAGCAATCTTTAAGGCGTGCCACACAAACAAGAAAGGCGTGTGTTTTGCGGGTGGTCCATATCTCACACATTATGTGTTACGGGAGATTCAACGAACCACGCTCGACAGGTGAGCCGTGTACGTGTACACAATTCGCTTGACCGCTGAAAAATCATAATTCATATTCTATCGGTGTCGTGAGCCGTGCGAGCTGGTTACTCGTGAAGTCACCACGGATACAGAGACGTTAATCCGTGTGAGGTATATCCGAGAGAGATGGCATCTCCTGAGTGTGGCTGCACGTCGGCCACGTAACGTAATAGTTTGCAGCAGAGAAACGTGCCGGCAGTCATGCCGTGAAATGATAGGGCGTGAGCCACGTGGTGAAAACGATAAAGATAAAACGTGGTGCGAAATATGCTACGTCCTGGCTAATCGGGGCTGAGAGAAATCTCAGCCCTTCTATGTATAACCAATTAAAATAGAAGAATATGAAAGATTTACGAACACTTTTGAATTTACGTCAAATTATAGACACTTTAAGCACCCGTAAAAACCCTATGCGAGTAGGAAATCACGTTTTGTTTAGTGTGCCTGACTATCTCTCAATAGAGAAAAACGGAGAGACAGTTTTTGCTTGCATATATTCAGAGCTTCGAGAAATGGGCGTAAACACAGAGGAAAGAAGATTTATTCGTGCGGCATTCCGCATGATGCAGCAAGCCTAAATTTCCCTACCACTTGGTAGGGTGCAATTATTCACCAATAAACAAATTAGAATTATGAGCACATTGAGATTAGATTGCAGAAGTCAGAGAATGATGGAGCTGCTTATAGCAGACCGGCAGGAGAGATATTCACACGTCGAGTTCGTCTCGTGGGTAGGTAATATCTTGACCCTGGCATACATCGCCTAAACTCTGTAGCCAGTACGATAATTGTCGTGCGTGGCTACAGTACGATAATTAACCATACAATTTATAGAATTATGAGAAAGAGACAGATTATTTACGCAAGTACGATAATTGTGCTTGGGTTTATTCAGGCGGTGCCAGCGTTGGTAATGTTGGCAAGTACGAATATTCTGCTGATTGTGCTTGGAATCCTTTGGGCTGTTGCGCTTGGGACATTCTGGAGCAGTACGATAATTGGCAGGTGGTTCTTCCGTGAGCTGTGGCGTTCCACTTTGCGCTTGGAGAATCTCATGTTTCCTCCGCTTGGGGAATCTCAGGCAGTACGATAATTCACAGAGTGGAGAGTACAAAAATTGTGCTTGGAGAATTTCAGCCTAAAACTACCCGGAGAAATCTGGGTAGTACGATAATTACCCCACAAACTCAGGATATGAGCGGACGAAAAGACCATAAGGAGAGTTTCCTTATTAACCAAAATTTTAGAATTATGCCAAATTCGAGGGAAGCATCCTGTTTCCCTCTTCTATTATCAACCAATTAAAAATTACAGACATGAAGAAGATTATTGTCGTGGCAACGGTGGCGATAGCCATGCTTGCCGTAAGTTGCGAGGTTCCTTACACATCATGCAAGCGAGAGGTATTGATGAATTTCATCCATTATTGCCAGAAAAACGATGGCTTGGAGCAACACACGATTCGTCCTGGAATAAACTCAAGCGACAGCCTCTTGAGAAAGGTGGCGCGCTATTACGCCGAGCAAGATGAATTTGCGGACGTGACGGACTATCCGAGGATGGGGGACGTGGACGCCCTCATACGATAAGCCAAAATTCCCACCGATTGGTGGGTGCTAAAACTTTAAAATTAACAGGATATGAAGCTAAAGACATTTTTGCTAATCGACGCCATCAACAAGATTGGCTTCGATAACGGCATGTGGAACATCTACATGCACTTGGAGAAAATCAACACAAAGAAGTTTTACGGAACGGACGAGAACGGCACGTTGGAGTCTGGCACATGGATTTCCGTGTACGAGAAGGATGACGAGACGTTCCCTCTCTCTGAAATCTGCAAGCCTGACAAGCGTATGCGTTGCGGAGAGGGACAGAGCATCCTCTTCTACAACGTGGACTGAGCCAAATTGTGCGTGACAATCGCCACGCACGCCTACAAACCAATAAACAAGAATTATGAAAAAGGTAATAAATTTAAGTTATGTGCTTGTTGACCCTTTCGACG